TGTAGCACCCTGACGCACTAACCATGTTGAAGTATCAGTTGGTCTCATTAAAATGGTACGATCACCAAATCTAACATCCGTAAATGTTAAATTGGCAATACGACGTCCATTATACTGTGCAAACAAATTGCTTGCACGAATGGTAAAACCTACTTCATTGTCATATCTAATTGTGGCGACAATTTGTCGTCTATCAGAATCAAACAATGAAAATTGGCAAAAACCATTCGTTCCTGTGGTTAAAGTATTGAAATACCTAACCAAACGATCTTCAATTTTAGTCTGTGGTAATGTTGGTGCTGTGAATGCTCCTGTGTACACTGGAAATGATGATTCTCCCCAACGCAAGATGATTTCATCTTGTGTTAAATTGAATTGGAAGACTGGCGTCAATGAAGACACTATATTTCCGGTGACTATTTGAACATCTCTAACTGTGAGAGTCGCTGCTGAAGCTGAAAATGGTGTGTTGAAAAAGAAAATATGGAATGATTTGTTTTCATATGAACACAATAATGAAATTGTATTCGATGAATATTGGGTCGTATTTCCTCCAGCTGGAACAAAACTAATCGTAACACGATCAGTTGTTTGGGATGTAAAATCAACTCCTGAATCCATCAATCTATTCATCACTCCTGCAACTGTGTTCGGGGCGACACAATATCCAAATGAAGTCGTTGCGTTTCCTCCATTGTATATTTTGACGGGGACGTCACCAACAATCATCATGGCTGCATGATCAGGACCTCCTGTACTCCATGTTTTGGAGACAAATTGAGGAACTAATGTTGCGCCATAAAGTTGTGATTCTGTATTTGCAATCAAATGTGTTGATGTTCTAAACACAGAACTGTTGTTTGAATCATTGATATATGCTGGATCTTTGATGTAATCAATAGTAGGTACAACCCACTTTGATGTTTTTGTTGCAATGTCAAGATCCATTCCTACAACCGGATACTGATTTCCATCTGTGGCCATATAGACTAATGGTGAGTCAAAAAGACCGTATTCTGAAAATACAGTTCCAAATGTCCGTCCGGTGAGTGAATTGATTGCTTCTGTTTGCAATCCCTCTGGTGACACATCAGGGAGAAGAGCTGGTTTTGGATCAGAAAATCTAAACAATTGTGCTAGATATGATCCTACGTTAAAGTAACATGCAGCTTCTGGATTGTTAAAAGGATTAACAACAGAACGATACATGACAATAACAAAACCTGGTCGTTGTTCGACTAAGTCATCGCTCGCCGTATCAGTTGATCGGTAAAACAGTGATCTTCTTGCATCTGCAAGTGCAAAAGTTTTCGTCCATGAGTCCTTTACTGAAAAAGTAACCCATAGATATTTCTGGAATGCTTCATCAGAAATAAGATCACCTTCGTTGATGTTTCGAACATCCGGTAACCAAGCCCAGGCAACTTCTCCCATAAAAATAGGATTGCCTACGACGTGCATACGAAAGATCAATGGACCTGTAAATCGATTGTGCATTTGCGCCAATGTTCGAATGTATGAATTCAAACGTGTAGGATCATATGATTGTACTAACAACACTGTTCCTCTCGGAACATTTTGATTGATTGGTTTGTCAGCAATATGATCAATGCATTGACGATATGCCAAGTCCCAAGCAGTAAAGTCCACACCACCAAAAGGTAGCATGTCTGGTGGTTGATTAATATTCTCAAGTTCTAAAAGACCTTGAGGTAAGTTAATCAACGCTGTTGGTTCTGCTTGAGGCTCTGGCGCTGCCCCTGCTGATGGAGTGATTCCAACAGGAGCTGGTGGCGCTGATGCTGATGATGCATTCATTGTCATTCCAGGCCCAGCATCCATTTGATCAAGATCAGTCGATTCCGGTGAAATTGAGAGACTGTCAAAACTTTGTTGAAAAGTTTTGAGTTTGATTTGCTGATGAATGTCATCTAAAGTTTCTTCTAATCCTACTTGAAGGATATCTGAAGATTCTTTAAGAATATCATGAGTCTCTTCCGTGGTCGCAATTTTGATATGGATGTCTTCGGGAAGATTTGTTATGTACGTGAAAAATTGCTTTCGAGCATCATAAACAGCTGTTGCTAGCAAAGGTGAAAATGCTGCAACTGCTGCCAATGTTTCTTTTTCCGTGACATAAACATGAAAGTTCGAATCCCGGTAACAACGGACTTCTACCGCTCCGTGTTCCTTGATTCTCAGATTGCAAAACTCTCGCAAAGTTTGGTCTGCGATCAATGGTACGATCTCATACTTATCTACCAATTGGCGATAAGCTTCAAGCTTGCTCAATTTCTTATTGGCGCCATGTCCAACAAATTTTTCTGTTGGACCGCCCCAAGAAATCGATACAATGCATACAGACTCTTTCCCTTCCGAGGGTATTGGTGCAGTTTGTGCAATAATGATTGGTTTTTCGAGTTTGTAATGGTTACACCATTCTTCGACTAAGACGATGCTATTCATTTTACTCATATTTGTTTGTATTTGGTCAATATTATTGAACTGGTATAAAGAATTATTTAAAACCCTTCCAGCTATAATTGACTCTGTTTTGATCTCACGTGTGTGATGGAATCTTGTGTCAATTCGATCAATTATTTTTTGGCTAACCCCTCTCTCCCTCAATCTACTAGAAATTTTCTTTGCTAAAAGCAAAAACTTTCTAAATTCAGTTGGTGTATGAAGTGATGCTTCATCAAGAGCATCATTGATTGAGTCAACAATTTGATGATTTGTTGTCCAGAGAGTATTTTCGCCATCCACCTTTGTGAAAAACTCTTTTTCTACAGGTGAAACCCACTCAAACAATGCTAAAATTGTTCGTTCTTTGAGAGGACAAACAACATAACCGTTTCGAGTACGTCGCACAGTTCTGCTACAAAAAGATAGTTTATCTTCATCTTCGAAATGAATTGCTTGAGTTTTATCAGCTGATGTTACAACGACACCTAATTCTGTATAATTCTTTTGAATTAATGGAAGAAGTGTAGTATCTGATGCAACACTTGGTGTCACGCCGATAGTAATATCATCTCCAAGAATGATTGGATCAAAATTCTTTGTAATCCATTGTGGTGTATTAGTGGATCCCTTCATAAGAACATAGTACATCATTATCTCATTACAAATAGAATCTCCAAGTGATGTAAAATACATACCTGATGAAATTCCTTGGTTGGTCTTGCAGAGATGATTTCCTACAAGTTTGTAAGAGTAACAAGTTTGAAGAGTCATTGGTTGTGCCATTGTTCTAGCTGCTTCTTGTGAATATCCACCTACTCGTAATGCGAGATAATATGCTTGTTGAATTATTTGCGGATGAAGACGTCGATCATATTGGGAGAAATCCTGTTGAAGTAATTTCTTTCCTTGAAAGCGTTTGACATATTCAGGAAAACTGATCAATGCATTTTGTCCTATTTGAGGACCTCCTCTTTCACGTGATGATGGATCACGAAATGCGGTGACTGCATTAATTAATGCCATTCGATGTGCTATGACAACACTCACATCTGTACTATCAAAAGTTCGAATTATACCTGCTTGAACTTTTTCTGCAGGTCTAAGTTCGGCTTTAAGACATACTTCTGTTATTGTTTGATATGCTATTCCAGTTGTAAGATAGTCATAGATTGCTAGTGCTCTTTCTTTCACTTCCTCCGCTGCTGGTGTATCACGTAAATACCACTCATCATCTTTTAATTCAAACAATTCTCGTTTTTTGAGAATGTTATATTTCTTTTTCAGATAAAAACCTGCTGATGAGTCCATTTCTAATCGGTTGACTTTATTATATAAAGGATGGTATTGTGGATATCCGTTTATAGCTTCATGAAAGCTTGGAACGTCTATCTTTGCCATGTCTGGGTAAATTACCGCATAACGGTTTTCCAGATGATCAACAATCGTAGATAGGATGTCCATATCTACTTTTCCCAATCGTTCACCGTAAGGCTTAAACTGAGTTGCTAATACATCCGGTCTCCCATTCACTTTTAATACGTCTTTAAATAACTTCGATCCATAATTAGTAGCTGTTGGAATCATGCCACTATTATGTCCAAATACTTCATGGACAAGATCTTCAAATCCTGTCGCTTGACGTGATGGTTTGAGAGGATTGACATACACATTAGGAAGTTTTCCTATGACTTCAATTGTTGAGTCAGGATAAATGTCTTCTGTGTCTTGAGCTTCATTGATAGCTGTAAACAATTCAGGGCTTAGAATTTGTTTTCCAGACATATCATAGAAAGGATCTTTGATATCAATTATAGGTTGTAACAATTGATTTTCGCATGACTTTTCTTCTTTCCCATATAGCATCTCTTTTGAAATACTTGTTGCGTGAGGGTTTTCTCCTCTTCGCAATCCAACGTGCATACCAACAATTCGGGCATGCTGATCTTGACTGGGAACTTTATCTGTGAGGACGTAGAGTGATCCACAGTCACCATTTTTCGTAGCAACTGAATTTTCACTTGTCAAAAATCTTGCTGAAATTCCTGAATGAAAAACTCCTGTTCCACAAGGTGAGGAGTATATTGGGGAATTTACTGCATAATCTAATTGACATTTCTCAATCAATGGGTTTGGACGATATTTGATTAATGCTCCTGAATATGTTGCTGTTGATCGTAAACAATCATTTGTTAAAAACAAAGATCGTATATCTTTGCATGGTGGAAATGATTTATCTAAAATGATAAATAAGAATTGATCAATTTTTGGACAAAATCGAATGCACTGTGCTGAGTACATGATTCCTTCTTTTTCTACTGTGAATGTAAAGTCGACGATCCATTCTCCAAATGTTTTATCTGTCTCTTTCCGATTGATAAATGCATACAGGATGAAATGGGCATTGGACAATCCAACTTTTCCAAATAAGATATGTCCGACTAATGTTCCAGATGATTCTAGTCGACATGAGTTTGCATGAATATACTTCACAACTTGATCTAAGGCTGGAAGATTTTCATTAATTGGTAGTTCAAACATTTGATTTTTGTCATATTCAGCTTTTGCTGCATTATAACGATCCCAATCAATGTATGGTTCAGTTTCTTTTGAAACATGAGTGATTACGTGTCCTGGTTTCTTTGGAAAGTCAACAGGATCTGGCTCAGGTGTACTGTAACCACCAGATGCATACTTTTTTAGAGGAACATTATGTGCTTTTCCTTTTCGAGCTTGATCTTTTGTTGAGAAAAAGATTTTCTTTACTGTCAAGAATGTTACAAGTGCTCCAGTAGCCATGATAAATATTACAAATCCTTTGATTACAATATTGGATGATAAGAAATTTGATAACTTTGTAGCTATCATTGCTTTGTATTTCTCAATCTCCATATGATGTTTTTGTTTCAAATAGTCACTATAAAGTAACTTATATGTTGATGTTTGAACAAAGAACTCGCGAATTCTTTTGTGATCTCTACAATTGAGATATGCCAAAGGTAATCGTGAAACGTCACCCATTGACCAAGCAAATGCATCTTGAGCTGAGATCATATCTATGACTGTCTTTGAATCACAATGTGTTACAATCTCGATATGTTGTTCGCGGATTGGTATATCATGAGGTTGCATTGAGAAAGCAACTCTTTTGTCTGATTGAGAGGGAACAGAGTAGTAAACTATATTTCCTTCAGTACGCAATTTGTATGCGTCACAATCCATAAAAACATTTATTGTAGGACATAACTTTCGCAATTTCGTCATCAACTTACTAATTTCCATAGCAAGTTGATCTGGCTCAATAGAGAAAATGAATTCTCCAACTGGGAATGACAAATCAGTCCCATCGTAAATTGATGGTGGTATGAACAATTGTTTTGATCGGATTGCTTTCAAAATTGCAAAACTCCCTGTTCTAACCATTTCTGATAGTTCTTCCAGGGTAATGTTTTTGATAACCACACAATTAGGATCTTGAACATATTGTATATCATCTTGACATACTTTACGAAGTTCCATGGTGTCTGTACCAATCAAATGTTCTTGATATTTATGTACAATGTGGTCAAAAAGATGAGAATATGGTTTCTTTTTCCCATCAATTATTATGCAATCTTGTTTCATGCAAATTTGTAAACCATTGTTGATTTCATAATAAGATGAATTTTGATTTCTAATCCATCCTTGTAATCCGAGTCTTCGGATACATGCGTCATTGTCTTGATATGCTCCTTGTAATTGCGTATACTTATAGATAGATGGTAATCCATAAGTTGTAGTAAGTCCTATTCGTCGCTGAAATTTCATGTTCGAAATAAGAATTACAATAGATCCCGTGATGAGTCTATTATAAAACATTGTATACCATGTTAGTTTTTCATCTGAGATAGAAGAAACCAACAGGTCATCTAGGACGTAAATTCCTTTTGATTGAGGACGCAATAAACTCCAATCTGAAATCCAGTAAACTGGCATTGATGTAAATGATTGGAGATTTGGAACAAGAGTATTTTTCACAAATGTTGTCTTTCCAACACCACATTCTCCAGTAATATTAAATACCAATGGATGTGTGTTGTCAGATTGATCAATGTCAAGTTGTGTATCAATATGAAATTGATTTTCATGTGCTTGATACTGGACAATTGTATTGTGCAATATTGCTGTTCGACCAATTGGTTTGACTGAACCTGTAATTGGGTGATGATTATTATCCTTATTGAGAAATCTTTCTTCAAAAAATTGAAGATGACTGAAATCTGGTTTTCGACCATTAGTATTGTATCTCTGTTCAGGAGTATAACCTTCCCAATGGACACGATAAGTTTTGATTCGTGACCAAAAAGCTGTAATAGCTTCAGGAGAAAGAACCTTTCCAAGGTTCCATCGTGGACGATTACTTATAAGAATAAGAATACGTATTCCACAAGGTTGAGGTTTTTCAGTCAAATCTGCTCCATTCATTGAAAAGTAGCCACTGCTACAAAGTCCATTGAAGTGTTCAGTTATTGGGTCATCGCTGCCATTTTTCCCAAATTCATCATATATTGCAATCTTTTGACCTGCATATGTTGGCCAATGGCCATTCTTTGGTAAATTGATAGAATAAACAGCGGGTGAAATGTCCAATTGTTTGGCCAAATCATGAACCAAATATTTAGTAAAACGAGTCTTACCAATACCTGCTGGTCCATATAAATGGATGACTACCACATCTGGACGATTATCCATTGTACGTAGTCTTTCTTGGACTTTGTTTGACCGATCTGTCAAATTCGTAATTGTCGCTTGAGCTAATTTAGCCATTTCTGCTAAACTACTTCGTGAATCATTTGTTGTTGTGAGATTAGCTAAATGATCAACTGTTCGAGTAATCGCTTCTTTTAATAGATATGGACGTTCCATATCTAAACAGAACCAATTGATGGGTTTCTCGAGTAAATCAAGATTGATTTGATGCTGATCTCGAAGAACATCAAGTTGTTTTGAGTGCACACTCTTACAAATGTGTAAGATATCTTCACTAATGAAATCGACAACATTCTTTACTTGCTTTGTATCTTTAAGAATTGTATCTTTAAGACGAGCAAGATCAAGAAATTCTCGAACTGTTACCATTTTTGTTCGTGTTAAAACAGCAACGACACCACTGTAAATTAATCCAATAATGCCTGTGAAGAATGGGGATTGTGCGATTGCGGGAAAGTCAATTTGGTCAATGTCAGGCTTTGGATGAAAGTAAAAGCCTGTTTCGCCTTCAACAATACATCCTACATATTCGTCATGTCCTGTAATCTCCATTTCACCATTTTTGTAGTGAACGTAGAGTGTTCCATAGGGATTTGTCAGAAGATGTTCTTCTGCAAAAGTATCCCAACCTTCTCCATGAATTTGTCCATGATAGAAAGTATTGTGCGATGCCAATGTACATGCGTGTGTTTCTTGTGCTGGATTGAAGTTTTCTCCAATCATGCATGATACATATGTCTGCAGTTCGGTTTCAATCGTTTTTCGTACATTTCCTTGTGGAATGCACTCTGGCGGAATTATGTCTTCAAATTCTTCCGAATCAGTGAAGTACAATACACAATTAATCACAATAGCTCCAATTCCTGCTAACTGAACAGCCCACATAATGGGGTCAGTGTGCGCATGAATAATAGCATAAATGTGACCAATCAATGATATGATCATTGAGATAATCATGTTTCGCGCCATTGTTGTCAAATTTTTCAAGATTGGAATTTCCATGAGAAATTCTTTGACGTTAAATTGATCTTCGTCAAGTTTGATGTTAAGTGCTCTGGATAAATCCATGAGCGTTACGAGTGTGACTCCATTGAGAGCCACACCGCCTTCTGTCAACGTAATTGACTGCGGTCCATAAGACTGCTGAAGGGCTTTAATGATTTTCCATTTCAATGATGGGTCTTTTTCCTCCATAAGAGTAAAAAATCCTTCATCGGATGAAATACAATTCCATAAGAATTGTTTAGTTTGTTCATCTCCATAAGAGATAGATGTTTTGAGTTCTTGCATAGCCTCCATAAGAGGGATGCTGAGGTTTTTCAAAATAGTCTCCATAAGAGAGTCTTTATAGTATTTC